TAGGAACCTATGCGGTAAGTGCAGGAGGGCAAGTTGCTATTGATGCGTCTGCTGAACCAGACATGGATATGTTCCTTGGAAACTCAACTGTTTCAGGAACAGCTTCTCTATCCGTTACAGGTCAATCAGTATCCACGGGTCTCGGCACAGTTAGCATAGATGCTCAGACTCCAGTAGCTGTTACTGGTCAGGCAATGAATGTTGCTCAAGGCACCTCAACAGTCATTGCTACAGGAAAAATAGAAGTTACAGGACAAGTTGTTAATTCTGCTGTCGGCACAGCAACAGTTAATGCGTCTGCTACAGCTATTCCAAATGGTAATATTATATCTACCGCTCTTGGAAATGTTACCGTTGACTCCAATACGATTGTTTCCGTTACAGGACTTTCTATGGATATGGTCATTGGAGATGCCGCTGTTTATGCATGGGTAACAGTAGACGATGCAGCCAATACACCGTTTGCTAACGTTGATGATAGTGCTACAAATACTTGGACAAATGTCGATGATAGTGCTACTAATACATGGCAAGATGCAGCTTAGGTAAATTATGTCAACATATTCAAGCAGACTACAAATAGAGTTAATAGGGGTTGGAGATCAGGCAAATGCTTGGGGCACAACAACCAATAACAATTTTTCTCAGTCTCTTGAACAAGCCATTGCAGGTGTTTATACAAAAAATATATCATCTGGCACTACCACAGTCTTAACAGATACAAATGGCCCTGCTACTCAAGCAGATAACGAAAATAGACAAGCTGCTATCATCTTTACAAATGCGGGAGCTAATCACACAGTACAGTTTACTTCAAAAGAAAAATTGTACTTCTTACGAAATGCTTCTTCGACTTATACAGTTACAGCTAGAATAGGCGCTTCGGGTAATACATATGTTATTAACCCTACAACAAGTGTCTTTTTGGCCACTGATGGTACTAATTGGTTTGAACTCCAGACATCAGGTGGCACATGGATTACAAAGAACGCCGCTTACACAGCTTTTAGTGGTGATAGAATATTTGTCGATACATCATCACAGGCCGTTACTATTACGTTGCCTGCCGCTCCTGCGACAGGAGACGAGATACGGTTTGTTGATGTAGCTAGTACGTTTGATACAAACAATTTAACAGTCGGAAGAAACAGTTTAAAAATAAATAACCAAACATCAGATTTAACAGTAGCAACCGAAGACGCAGCTTTTGGGTTAGTGTACTCAGGTGTGTCTTATGGTTGGAAGATAATGGAGAAGTAAAATGCCAACTTATGAATCTATCAAATATAAATTCTCAGGTACAGCAGTTACTGGTGTATTACAAGTAGCAAACAATTTAAGTGATGTCGCCGCCGCAGCAACTTCAAGAACTAATTTAGATCTTGATATTGGAGGAACTCCAGCAGCAGGCGCTGATGTACAAGCTTTTGTTTCTACAACAGCAGGGACAAATGTTAATGGAAACAGAACTGTAAGTACAAATGCACCAAGTGGTGGATCCGATGGAGATATTTGGTACAAATATACATAATGCCTTATGCCAATTTATGTTAAAGACGGTGGTACTTTTCGTGAGATAAGCTCTAGTGCTGGCTCACAAGTCTACGTGAGAGACGGTACATCCTTTACTAACAAAACAATTACAAATGCCTACGTCAAAGATGGCGGTGCATGGCGAACGGTCTTTACTTTATTTGATACACCAGGAAGTTTTACAATAGCAGGATCAGGTACAACAAATTTTAATGTTCCAGCCAATGCTAATGCTATTCACATACAACAAGCAGTTGGTGGTGGGGCTGGTGGAGTTGTAGGAGCTGAGTATGATAAAGCTGGTGGAGAATCAGGTGGAACAGGTGGTGGATCAGGAGCTTATATATCAGATAAAGTATATACGGTAATAGGTGGTGAACAATTAACTGCTATAGTAGGGGCTGCAGGCCCACAATCTGCAGGAAATCCTTACAACACTACTGCTGGTAGTGGAGGATTAACAAGTTTAACAGGTGCAAGTACTGGAGCAATATTTTCTTTAGGTGGAGGAGTTGGTGGATCATCTTCAGGAGGTGGTGTACAAGGTCCTCTTCGTTCTAATAATCCAAGTTCTGGAGGAACAGCTACTTTAGGATCTTCTTTATCTTCAGGAACTACTGTTGATGGCATTAATATTACAAGTTTTAATACAGGAGAAGTTGGAAGTTTTAATCAAGGTGGTGATGGCGTTGCAGGTGTAACGGGAGCAAATTGTGGGGGCGATAACTGTCAACAAACTGGTGGCGCTGGAGCGGCTTCTTACGCTGGCAATGTATCTGGTGGTTCTGGTGGACCTGCAGGAACAGCAGCAGGAGTAGGGTCTCAAGGTTCTGGTGGTGGAGGTGGAGGTGGACAACCTCAATCTTCTGGTGCTGACGGCGGTGCTGGTGAAATTAAATATAGATTTATAAGGATCGCATAATGCCTCTTACTAAAATAGCTTTTGCCCCAGGGATAGACAAACAAGATACAGAGTACGGTGCAGCAGGACGTTGGACTGATTCTGATTTTGTACGTTTTCGATACGGTCTACCAGAAAAGATTGGTGGATGGTTAAAATTAATTCCAACAACCTTGGTCGGTGTTGCACGAGACATGCACGCATGGACAGATCTTAACGGTGTACGGTACACGGCCATCGGAACAGATAGAAAATTATATATTTATACAGAGGGTGTAGCCTATGACATTACACCTGTTAGAGCTACAGGATCAATTACAGGATTTAGTACAACTAATAATTCGCCAACAGTTACCGTTACTGATCCAAGTCACGGTGCAAGTATAGGAGATTTTGTTACCATATCATCTACGTCAGGACCTGTTAACGGTATTCCTGCAGCGACAATGAATGCCGAATATCAAATTCTTACTATACCAACAAGCAATACGTATACAATTACAGCCGCAGCTGATGCAACAAGTACAGGAGCATCTGCAGCGACAGCAACAGCAACCTATCAAATATCTGTAGGCACAGCCGTATCACAATATGGTTATGGTTGGGGTACTTATCAGTGGGGTAAAGAAGCATGGGGCACGGCTCGTTCTACGTCTAACGTTACTATCGAAGGACGTAACTGGTCTTTTGACACTTTTGGTGAAGACTTATTAGCTACTGTAAGTAATGGTGGAACATTTAGATGGGATACATCGGTTGGTGTAGGAACGCCTGCCGCAGTAGTATCAAGTGCACCTACTATCTCACGATTTAATTTAGTATCAATGCCTGATAGACATGTGTTTTTATTTGTAACAGAAACAGTTATTGGAACATCAACATCTAAAGATGATTTATTCTTACGTTTTTCTTCGCAAGAAGACTATAACACATGGGTTCCAACAGCAACAAACACAGCAGGTTCTTTTAGAATACAAGACGGATCAAAAATTATAACGGCTGTACGATCACGTAACGCTGTATTAGTTTGGACAGATACAAGTTTAAATGCATTACAATTTGTTGGTGCACCTTTTACATTTAACTTAACACAAATAGGAGCAAACTGTGGAGCTGTATCTTTACACTCAGCAGTAGATGTAAACGGCACAGCCTTTTGGATGTCACAGAATTCTTTTTATAAGTTTGATGGTGCTATTTCTAAAATGCCTTGTAGTGTGCAAGATTATGTTTTTGAAGACTTTAGTATTACAAACCAACCAGAAACTTTTGCTGCTGTTAACTCAGAGTTTAATGAAGTAACGTGGTTCTATACCTCTAATGATGCCACACAAATTGACAGATATGTTACCTATAACTATTTAGTAGACTGTTGGTCAACAGGATCCTTGGCTAGAACAACATGGCAAGATTATGGCGTGTATCAAAAACCATATGCTACAGAATATTCAACAACAGGAGTTGCTAATAATAATGTTATTAACGGTTTAACAGCAGGAGCAACAACATTATTTCAACACGAAACAGGTGATGATAATGTAACACTACCTATTACAGCATTTATTGAGTCAGGTGATTTTGATATTGCTGATGGTCAACCTTTCTTACATATAGGAAGAGGTATACCAAACTTTAAAGATCTTACAGGATCTGTTGATGTAACATTAAAATTTAAAACATATCCGAATGCAACAAACAGTCAAACCGTTGTAAGAACTGTAGTTCCTACAACAGAAAAATTTGATTTACGAGGTAGAGGAAGACAAGCAAATGTTCGTATTGACAGTGACGCTGTTGGTGATAAATGGAGATATGGTACACTTCGATTAGATGTACAACCAGATGGAGGCAGATAATGGCTAAGATTACGACAACAAGATTTCCTCAAGCAACACCTGAGTATCAACCTACTATAATTGATATATTAACAAGGTTGTTAGAGCAGATAGTGCAACAATTAAACTTTGGTTATCAGCAGGATATAAAAGACGAATCAACAGCAAGGACGTGGTTCCTTGGCTGATTTATTTATAAGTAGATCAGGTAGTGCAACAGGAACTATTTACACTGTTCCAACAGCAAATCAAAACTCGCAACCTCCTGTACCACCAACAACTGCTTTAGTTAAAAGTATTCGTTTATCTAATCAGTCAGGCGGAGCTGTT